GGCGACACTAAGATACGAGATGAGCATATAAAAGTTTTCTTCACTGAAAGGAAAGGTTTTGTGATTGAATACAAGACATCATCTGGCATATCTAGTGTGACATTAGCAAACTCTGGAATAATAAGTATAACAAATCCTAATGGAGATGGCATTGTGATTTCTAACGGCACAATAAACATAAAGTCAGACAATGCTATAAATGTGAATGCGCCAATTGTCAACTTGAGTGACAAAGCCACAGAATCAGTCATGAGAGGCGAAACGCTGAAGAACATATTCAACAGCCATACTCACACTTGCAATTCTGACGAGACCACTCCGCCTAAACAGAAAATGACTGCTGACATGCTTAATGAACATGTGAAAATATAAATGTGTTATATTTATTGGTTATCTGTATGTTAGTATTAAAGTAAACATTAAACATAACTATGAAAGGCAATTTGGTTGTTGAACGTGTGAAAGTGAAGCCAATCACAAACATTGAGTTGGAAAAAGCTAGAAAAGAATTTGAACGAAGTCGTATTGTAAGTTTTACTGATGACATTAAAGATGGTGACATCATTGTTTTAAGAAGCGGGTTGGCTATGATTATATATGATGGAAAAGCATGTGTAAGATTTCCAGGAGGACGCACCGGTTCTACACCAATAAAAACCTTATTCAATTCCGACCTTACAGCAAAAACTGTTACAGATGATGACATTATGAAAGTGTATAGAATAAACAGAAATTTAGAGCCACCTATAACGGATTTTATTTATTTTTCTTTTGAACTATATAATCTTATTGAACGCATTCAGAATGGAAACCTTAGAGAGACAACAATACAGCTGATGTTTGAAAGAAACTGAATGATAGCTGAATTGTTCACATAATAAAAAGGAGAACCAACAGGTTCTCCTTTTTGTTTAAGACTGTTTACTGTTCGTTTATGCGATTAGATTAAGTGATTTGTAGAATGCACTTTCATTCAGCATAGCACTTCCATCACTCATATAGTAGATGCTTTCATTGTATGCGGCTGTCACCATGTCAATGACATCATCTAATGAATAGTTGTCTTTGTTAAGAGCTTTGACTCCTTTTTTGATTACTGTGGCAGCGCCTGCGTCTTTGATACTGATAAGTTTCTCACCAGCTGCTTTTGCGATTTCACCTGCTTTCTTAGCAATGTTACTTGCAACAACTTTTATGTTGCTCACCCATTCATTGAGTTTGCCTGTGGTTTTCTGCCAGACTTTCTTGGCGTCATCTTTGATGTTGTTCCAAGTCTCTTCAATCTTGTCAGCTACATCAGATGCAGTTGATTTGACAAACTCAACAACATCACTTGCTTTTGATGTCACCCAGTCTTTCACAACCATAACGGCAAAAACTGCGTTTTCTTTTGCTTTTGCCAGCAAATCTTTAATCCAGTTCTTGAAGTCTTCAGCAACGCCTTCTATTTTTTTAGCTGCCATTATAGCAATTGCTGCTGCTACTTTCGCAAAAATAGAAATCTTGTCTGCCATGCTTGAAATGACATTGCCGATTTTTTCTCCAGCTGCAGAAAGCTTCTGTGAAATTTCGTCATATGTCTTTTTCATGAAATTGACAATGTCTGCGTTAAGTGTTTTGACTGCTTGCTTAGCAGCATCAATCCCTGAAACACCAAGCTTGACAAGATAGCAGACACCACATAGCACCATGTTTGGAAGAGCTGATGCATATTTAGCGACTTGCTTGTACTTGTTGCTGATTGCTGCTTTGACTGAATAGACAACGCCATTGATGAAGTTCTTAGCTGTATCAGCTGAGTTCTTCACTTCTGCCCAGATGTCCTTCATTTTCTCGTTCATCATGTCAATTGCAGAATCAACGTTGTATTTCGCTTTGTCCATGAAATAGATGACATTCTCAAAGAATATCTGGCCGATTTCCTCAGGAGTATGTTCTCTAATATAGTCAGCACTCAATGCGGCTGAAGGCTTTGAAGGAGAACCAATTCCAAACAGTCCTTCATTCACATAGTCATAGTTGAGATCTCTAGTATGAAGCTCACTTTCTAGACAGATTTGTCTTTCAAATTCATCAAATTTATAGATTTTTCTCATTTTATGTTTATATTTATTTTATTTATCAAAGTATGTGTAATCGTGCCAAGAAAGATCTGGCGCAGGTTTTTGTTTCTGTTTGTCTGGGTGTTCAAACCCAATCAATGAATCAAGATGAACCTTTGGCAATATGGTTCCTGGAGGTGCTCCGTTCTTTCCAAATTCTAGCAGTTTTATCTTTGCTGTCTTGTCTGTGAATGACAGGACTTCACAACGAGTTTCATGCCACACATTGGCGTACGGCTCTCTCCAACGGTACTTCACTTGCTTCTTCTGCTCGTTCAGCTCATTTATTGTCAGTATTTTCATGTCGTTAACTTTCTTCTTGTTCGTATTGGTGATGAATATCATTTATACATTGAATTTTGGCCATTTGCTCATATCATTTTCTAATGGACTTTGTGAAAACATATCATAATGACTGTTTACTTTTGGCACATACCATTGTGATATGTTGCACCTGAATGATCTTGCTTTATAAAACATATCATCCATATTTGTGACATTTGAGGTTATCCAAGATGAAATATCCTGATTGAATGATATTGCGTTAAAAAACATGCCTTTCATCTTTTGTACATCTCTTACATCCCATTGGGATATGTCTCCGTTAAATGATTGTGCATTATAGAACATGTTTGTCATATTTCTTACTTTTGACACATTCCATTTAGACAAGTCACCATTAAAATTAACAGCATTACTAAACAAGCCACTCATGTTAATGACGTTTGAGACATCCCATTTTGACATGTCTCCATTAAAGAATGTCACATCCATGCCTTTAAACAAATCTGACATGTCTGTTATTTTAGATGTGTCTATATCATTTAAGTTACATCTGTTCCCTTGTGCTTTGCGATGCTCTTTTATCAAGTCTCTAAGTTCTTCTTTTGAATATGGATGATACTGATATCTTGATGCTTCAAGCTCTGCATTAGTCACTGGTCTGATTTTCATTCGTTCAGAAATGAAATTTATTGTTTTCAATATTTTCATGTTGCTTGTTTTGTTTAATTAACATCCATTGTTCTCATCAGTGCAGCTTGCCCAGCACCAAGTGTGCATCTCACAGTCCCAGCAGCATCCATCACATTCTAACTCATCATTGTATATGCTTCCAACATTGTTTGACATCTGAACAAATACGTTTTAACGGAATTATCCCTTTTAGTCTTGTAGATTATTTATAAGACTTCAAGTTCAATATGATTGGAATACTATACTATATTATACCAATTACATTCTTACAAGACTAAAAAAGGATAATTCCGTAATTATTTATATCATAGGTAACTTTTCATATATGAATTCTAGACAATTTGTTTATGTAGATATATAATTAACCATTCAACCAATTAAAGTGTTCTAGATGTCATTAGAACTTGTTCTATAATATTACAATAAAAATGGTAGACTAATAAGTCTACCATCAAGTCAAGTGTCAAGACAAAATTCATTATTGGATTTTGAGTATCTTTGTAGTGTCTTTTTTCTCGATTTTGGGTATCACTATAGTCAGGATTCCAGCATCAAGAGTAGTTGTGATCTTGTCAATGTCACAAGTCTCATCAAGTTCATACTCAAATGACATGTCAGGGTTGACGAATGGCTGTTCGATGACTACATCAGTAAGTTTCATTTTGAGCATATAGTCTTTCACTGAAAGAACAATGTTAGTCTTGTTCACTCCTGGGACAAGAATCTTTATCACTTTCTTCGTTTCAGTGTCAGATACATGAGTGTTCACTTTCTTGTTTGAGCAAGAACATTCTTTCTTTGGCTGAGTGTTGTTGCATATGCAAGGTTTTTGCACATTTTCTTTTTTCTCTTCATATCTGAAGTATTTTGGGTATGAAGCATATATCTTGTTGCAGATGTCATCAATGTGATTGTATACTTCATCACCAAAATGTTCAACTTCTGAGACTATTTCAGTTGTAATCAGAAGCAAATCCAAAAAGTCTATTTTAGAGTTTCTTTCTAAAATCTTTTCTAACACTTTTTCTACAGTGTCTGTTGTCTTTTTATTAGCCATAGTTTTATTTTATATTATAAACGTTTTTTTCTTTCTTGTATCCTATTTCATTCAACATCTTCTCGTACTCTTCACAGCACTTCGCATATCTTCTTGATGTTTCAGACGGACTTCTTTTCTTGTCACAGCTGTTTGTCAGATAATCAGTAAGGTATGCGACATATATGTAGCCAATTGCAGGTATGTATGTCTCAACAAATGAATGGCTTACGACAGGCCACATCTGGTCATCACCAGTCATAGTGTCTGTGATAAATGTGAACCTGTTGTCACGTATCAGCTTTTTTGATATTATTTTCGGATGCATGGTAGCTTTGAACGGGTGGAAGCTCTTGTACACATCTTGGTTTTTAGCAAATGTGTATGTGATTGGACCTATTTTCACTGTTTTCGTGTCTTCACATTTCTGGCCACCAAAGAAAGTGACGATATTCGTGTACAGCTGGTTGTTTTTGTATGACAAGCTTGTGTATTTAGTGCTGAACATTTCGGTGTTGGGGAATTCTTCGCAAGCTTGGCGCATGTGTGTGAGTATGTTTGAGCCAAGAAAGTCATCGTGGTCAAGGAACACCACAAAGTCATCATCTTGCTTGCAGTATTTGAAACCTAACATTTTCATTGCACCCGGATTAGTCTTGTACCCATCAGGATAGATTATCTTTATCTTGTTCATTCTCTGTGCATAAAAATTTAGAGGCTTTGCTGTCTTGAAAAGGTCTTCAGCTGCTTTCTTGAAATAATGGTCTTCACTTGCATCAACAACAATGAGTTCAAAATCATCTATCCATTGAGACATGACACTCAATAAAGTGTAATGTAACAATGGCGGCTGCTTGTGTGTTGGCATTATGACAGAAATCATGATTCGATATTATATGTGTTTCTATATTTTTTGTATTCTAAAACATTCAGCAGCTTTTCATATCCATCACAATATTGTATATATTGTTCAGCAGTGTCAGATACTGGTAAGCTACTGTTGCAGCTTGTTGTTATGTAATCTGTTATGTATGCTACATAAATATATCCAACTACAGGTATGTATGTTTCAGCAAGAGAATGACTTAATACTGGCCAAAGCGCATCATCATTTTGGCATGTGTCAGTTATGAATGTGAATTTTCCATTTCGTACTGCTTTCTTTGAGATGATTTTTGGTATCATTGCTGCTTTGAACGGATGAAAGTTTTTGTATATTTTTATATTTGTTGGGAATTCATAGTAAATATTACCTACATTTATTATTTTTGTTTCATCACATTGTTCTCCACCAAAATAAGTGACACCGTTTGAATACACTTGATTGTTATAATATGACACACTTGCATAATTTGTACTAAACATTTCGGTATCAGGAAACTTGTCATAGGCTTTTTTCATATAATATAAAAGGTCTTGCCCAAGAAAGTCATCGTGGTCAAAGAACACTACAAAGTCATCATCTTGCTCGCAGTTTTCAAAGCCTGACATTTTCATTGCTCCAGGACATATGCTATCTTTTTCTGGATAAACAACTTTTAGCTTGTTTGAGTTTTGTACATAATACGCAAAAACTTCTGAACTATTTGATAATTCATCTATTGCTGACATGAAATATCTATCTTCACTTGCATCAACAACAACAAACTCAAAATCATCAACACTTTGTGACAACACACTTAATATTGTATTGAACAGCAAAGGCGGCCTGTTATGTGTTGGCATTACAACAGAAATCATGTTTTTTTTTTGATATTGTATTGTGTTATTTATACTAAAGCTGTATCATAAATGTTCACTTTGCTGAACATTTTCTTGAACTCTGCAACTCTATCAATCTCATCGCAATGTGTAAGCTCTATCTCATACTTTACAATATCGCTTGCGTTATGTTCAACACGAGTCTTTAAATTGTCTAAGTCAAGTTTTCCAAATCTGAAATTGCCTTGAGCATCATTGAAATGGTTTGTCCTGTCTTCGTTCACATGTTCTGACAGTTCGCATCTAAGTGCTTCACTACTTATATTGCCATCACCGTGTCTTGTGAGATAAGGCCTGGTGACATAATGCGCAGTGACATCAATTTTGTCATCAAGATCACTTATCATATTCATCGCATATAATATGCCAGTGTTTGATGGCGTGGTGTCATATGTGTTCTCACCTGTGTCACACAATAGAAGTCCCTGGCCATTTTCAAATATGATGTTTTCGTATGACAGCTTTGCGGCTTGTTTGAATTCTACCGGCTTTGCGATTTTTGCAAGTGTTTCACAGTCATTTATGAAATGGTCCATTAGGGTTTCAGAATCCCATATGTCTTTCCATTCTTTTGTTATCTCCAGATTCTTTTTCTCATAATATTGTTTTATTTTTCTTAGATAAAGTCTTTTGTCTTCTAAAGAGATGAACTTGTCTAATGATATGCAGTCCATTTCTTTATGCCTGCAGATTGTTGTCCATATTCCCATCCTGCAAGAAGCGTGCCTGTTTCTTTTCTGCTCATCAATTGAGTTAGCAATCATGTCATATGGAGTGCTCCATCTGCAAGACGGGTCACGGTAAATGTTTTGTGGTTTTACAATCAGTTCGTTGTATTCTTTGACGAACTGCATCGGGTTGAGAATGAAAAAACGCGAATAATAATTGTCAGCATTATAGTAAGTGCCAGATCCAAAATGTTGGAATGTGATGCTGCCATCTTTTGTCAATATGGAATGGCCTCTTTGTGCGCCACCGTTCGTCAGCACATTCAGCACATTGTCACATTGCTTGGTGTAGTTAGCGACGACTGTGCCCTTCCCTTCATCTCCGTAGTTTGCTCCAACTATTATTCGCGCTTTCATAACAATTAGATTACCAAGTTATCTCACCATTCTCGTTGATTGCATTTGTCTCAGGCATTGCATCTGAACCGTTCTTTGTCAGTGAATTGTCAATGCATTCCTCAATCTTTGCTGAAAGCTCATTGATTGTGGAGACTTTGAAATTCTGGCCAAGAAGTTTTCCGAACGAGTTCTTGATTTCGTTCTGGTATGATGAATAACAACTTGAGCGGTCATCGATTGCGATGTGGTAGATGTCAAATTTCTTTGATGCTTCTTCGTACAGCTTGTCTGTTTCGATATCTGCTTGCTCAGTGCAGTTGGCTGCTTCATTCAGCTCTTTCACCGGCAGATATGGGTTGAGAGGCTCATCACCCATAGTGATGATGATTCCCTTGCGGCCTTGCTTTTCGATGCGGTCAAGCTTTGTCCGTTTTAGTCCCATGTACCAAGCTGCAGTGTAGCTTTCGTATGAGTTGCCGCCACCACCGTGTTCCATGTAGATTTTGTCCACAGCTTCGGCGATTCTGACATCAGACTCAAACTGTGACATCTGGATTGGTGCGTCATCGTAAGCGAGGTCACCGATTCCCATCACACAGAACTCGATGTCTTTGTATTTCTTGTACAGGTTTGTCATGATGACATTGAGCGCTTCAGCAGTTTCTTTGCAGGCGCTTCCCATAGAGCCAGTCACATCAAGTCCAAGAATGATCGGCACAGTGTTGGGATGCTCATCACTGTCCACACATTCACGAATCATGAAATGTTTCGGGTCAAGTGACGGGTCAATGTAAGATTGGTGAAACACTTGTCCAGTGACTCTTCCAGTCGTGGTGTCGTAGCTTTTGCCTGATGAGCTTGCATATGCACTATAACATGCAGTTGTCCATGAACCACTTCCCATAGTTTACTCCTTTCTTGATTTTTTGGTTTTCTTCACAGGAGCGGGATCTTCGTCCTCGTCTTCTTCAATATCGACTTCGTCAACTTCGTCTTCTTCATCAATGTCTTCACTGAAGTCAAACATTCCGTCAAACGGGTTGGACATTCCGCCGCCCATCATCATTGACATAGCCATCATCTGGCCAAGACCGCTTTTGTCACCGGTGCCGCCCATCATCTGGGAGAACATCATCATCTTCATGATGTTGCCGAGGCCTTTGCCTTTCTTGAATGAGTTGCCGAACATGGAGACGATTTTTCCATAGAAATAGACACTGCCCATGAAGATGTGTCTTTCAGGAACGACTTGGCGGATTTCAGAATTCTCATAGTCAATCACACTGATGACTTTCTTGTTTGCTTCGATGACGCATTTCGGCTTGCCATCGACAAGAATGATGTCACCCACTTGGACTTTGTTGGTGGGAATAACAAAGAACATTTCATCACCGATGTTGAAGCAGAAGTTCGTCACATTAGTGAGAGTGCCCTTTGACACATTGTAAGTCTTGTAGCCTTTGCTGCACTTGACAGCAATGTTGCCGTTCATTGTGATGCGGCACATTCCGGGAGCTACTTTCCCGAACAATCCGTTGAATGAATTTTGAATGTTCTCAAACATGACTTGTAAAATTTGTAAAGTTAATATTTAGAAGCCAAACACAGCAATGTGTTCGCCTTCAATGAATTTGTCTAAAATGTTCTTGATGTATTTCTCTTTGTTTGGCTCGTCAACATATTCGTCTAATATGCGAAGAAGTTCTATTCTTTCTGAAACAATTGGATGGCATATCATCATGTCATAGTCTTGCTCATACTGTTCATTCAAACAGTCATCTGCTTCAGAAACAGCTTCCGGATAGTGGTACACTGCTTTGATAGTATAATGCTTGAACGGAAGTTCATTATAGGGAAGATACACGCGTTCTTTTGTGTTCACATTTTCATAAACCATAAATCCTTCAGCCAAGCCTTGCGGTATGAGGATTCTTGTATAACCGCCATAGACATCAAAGTCAAACTGCTCTTTGACTTTTTCCCAGTCGATTTTTTTCAGATCTTCTTCTGATGCCATGTCGACAACCCATTGCGGAAAGCCAAGATCGTCAAAGACGATTTCGTCGTTTTCATCGAAAGAATATAGTGTGAACTTGTTGTGTTTCACTGCAGATCCACATTCTTTTTCGATGTCTTCTTTTTTTCCGAACTTAAGAATCTTTATGTCCATAATTTTAAGATTACAATTTAATATAACAAAAAACTATTCTGTTTTCACTTGTCTAAAAAAGTTTTTTCATACCATTCACGACATTCTTTCCCATAATTGTCTTCAATGCACTGTATCAGTGAACCATAGAACTTGTACTTGCGTAGCATATAGTCATATATCTTTATGGAGTCTACTTTGTCTTTGCCGCATACAGCACTATATCCGTCGTTGCGGTACCGTTCAAAGTTCAAGTTGAAATACTCTTTGAATTTCTTTGCTACATTGTTATCTATTACCATAATGAATCGCTTTGGCTGCTACTGATAGCAGCACCTATATTTTCCGAAGGCTTGTGCTGCACTACATTCTTGTACAGACTCACCGCGTCAGGTAGCATCACAGGCTCATTGCTGTCTTCAGCATATATGTAGCCTGTTTCTCTTATCCTCATTTTCTTGTAGTCAATGCTCATCTCAATCTTCGTGTTCTTTCCTTCACCATCTCTTATCTTGAGCACTTTTATCCTGTATTTGCCATCAAGTCTCATATCAGCGTCTTGTATGATGCCAAACATTGTGTCTGCGGTATGGATAAGTCCAGCAGATTCTGCAATGTTGCCCATCGTGATGTCATTAGAATCAAAAGCGCTTCTGTTTGTCTGTGTCGCTGTCACTATCAAGCATTCTTGCCGCACTGCTATTGCGCGCAAGTCTTCTGATATCTGCTTGATGTTGATGTACATGTCATTTGCGTTCTTGTTCCTGTAGTTTGCCATGATGTTGATGTAGTCAATGACAACGACATGCACTTTGAAGCCTTGCACTTCTTGGATTTTCTTGATATAGTTCTCGACATCAATTGTCGTGCAGCAAGATGTAGGGTATTCTTTGACGAACAACTTGCCAAGAGGAGTGATGTTCTTGTTCCTTATTTCATGAAGTTTCTTGCTCATCTTGTCAATGTCAATAGACTCACGGTCATAAGAATCAATGTTGATGTCAAGCATGTTAGAGCCCATTCTCTTGATGACTTTCTTTGCTGACATCTCACAAGTGATGAACACCACATTCTTTCCTGACAGCACGAAATTTACTGCGTCATTGCACAAGAATATACTGTTATGACTTAACAGACTGTTTGTGTAATATCGATGGTTTTCGTCATCAACTTCAATGTCATACATGTTTTCTTGAACACCAGTGTTCTCCACAGAAACAACAAGTTCAGGTCCATTTGCAGTCTGTATGTAGTCAGGTCGAGTCCCTTTGTTCAAGTCTTTCACAAACACCTCATCAAACTCTGTGTCAAACAAGATGTGAGTGTCTGCACAGCGAAGTGTCTTTCCTGATTCTGTGGACACCTCCCATACATTATACTTGACAGTCTTGCCGATTGTCTTTATGGGAGAGAAACCGTGGTCGGTTTCAATCTCCCAGTCAGACACATCAAATTTGTCTATGAATTTTCTATACGGTTGGTTTATTGCCATTGTTGCTTCTGTTTTTTCCGATATGGTACCCGTCGCAGAACAAGCACTTGTAATATGAAAAATGAGTGTGGTGTTTCTTTCCCATTTTTTCTGCAGCCTTTCTTGCTCCTTCAATTGTGTTGAACATCACTTTTGGCTTGCCGCTATGCTGGTTTATATGTGAGTTTATAGAAAACGCACCCCAAGCATTGCGTGTCACGAAAAAGTTTCTGAATACTGTTTTGCGCTTGCATTGGTCTTTGAACCATATCCAGAAATTCTTGAATTTTATTTTTGCCATTATGCTCCAGTGCTTCCGAAACCACCTGCTCCTCTTTCAGTGTCTCCAGGTTTTTCACTAAGTTCATTCAATGTTGGCGTGAAATACGGGACAAGAATGAACTGTATGATTTTCATTCCAGGAGTTATGATGACAGGTTCAGTTCCTGTGTTAATCATATGCGCGTGAATTTCTCCACGATAGTCAGAGTCGACGACACAAGCTCCTGCAACAAGTTTCTTCTTTGTCGCGATTCCTGACTTGTTGAAAGCGATAAGTGCTATTCCAGGCGCAAATTCTGTTATGATTCCTAAATTGATTTTGATGTCTTTCTGCGGGTCAACAACCGTCTCTTCAAAGTCATTCGGCACGAAGAAATCAATGCCTGCTGAACCTGATGTTCCAATTTCAGGTGACTTGACGTCTTTTGTCTTGTAGAAATTCAATGGAGTGTTGTTCACTAATGAAGTCATGCTGATAGCCGCCTCTGATGCACCTTGCTCATTGATATAGTTGTTCATACCGCCAAGATATGCGACTGCATCAAGAAGGTTGTCTTCTCTATGATTGTATGACTCTCTTGAAAGTTTCAATGCCACCAGCGCAAGATACATGTCTTCAGGCTGCAATTTAGCAGTCTTTGATGCATTGTTGAAAATCTGAGTGGCTTTCATCATGCCTTCTCCAAATGGTCCATACATGCGGTCTTTCTCTTCTGACCGTTCATTCACGATTCTGTTTGCTTCTTCTAATATATTCATAATTGTTTATATTTTATATTAGTACTCTTGCTCATCAATCAAATTCAAGTTGTCTTCAATCTCTGCTACAAGTTTACCGATGTTGTTTCGCAAAGCTTCTTTTCTTGAACGGATTTGCTTGATAGTTTTTTCTGTTTCATTCAGATATGACTCTGAAAACATTGACTCAAAGTTCTTGAGTTCTTTCTTGTTAGCTTTCAAGACAGCTCTCTGGCGTGCGATTGTCTTTCCGAAGTCTTCATCAAATGTGTCTTCTTTGCTGCAGCGAGCAATGCCGACGAACACATCAGACAGGATTCTGTTCTCCACAGTGAGCACACAAGTGACGACTCCTTTCTCTTTGTTTACTTTGTAATTGTACGTTCTCATATTATTTATGTTTTAAGTTAAAAATTTGAAATGTCTTTCGTAAACATGTAATGAACCCGAGTTCCATTCTACAGGGTCACATTTGACTATGCCATACATCGGAGCAAGGTCTTTAGCTAGTTTGTCTCTTACATAATTGTGCCAATAGACATCATTGTTGAATCCAAACACTGCATCATTACTTCTCATATAGACAATGTATTTGAGATGCATGCCATCGTCTTTCTTGTTCAAGAAACATTGTGTGGAATATGTGCATATGAAATCGTGTCTCCCATCTACTTTCCATTCAGTCCACATAGAAGGACGTGTGTATAACATGACAGCTTGCCTTGTAGTGTAGTCATTCATAAGTGATGACAGGCAGTTCTTGTACTGTTCGCCATTGTAAGTCGAAAATATGCACCATCCATAATTTGAGTTGATGTACCCTCTACTGTCAGCGCATTCTTCCCATATCGATGGAGGGCCTCCTGGGATGTCATTAACATTCAATGACATTGACTCATACCATTCTACTTCTCGTTGTGCATAGTCATAGTTTGGTTTGCGGACAATCCAGTCTTTGTCACAGATAAAATGTGCGTTTTGGATTTCAATGGTTTTCTTCCCGTTTTTCGTAATGCGGAAATCACCATTCTTGTACTTTTCTTTGAACTC